CTCGACCGTCCGGTGTGAAGCCTGAACGCAGCCTTCCAACCGGCGTCTCGACGCGTGTGCGCAGTCCGTGGGTCTCCCGTATGGACTCCGTGGCTCCGTTCGCGGCCGAAGCGCCGTCGGCGTCCGTGGCGTGGCCATGCAGGACCTCGTACGTGCTGGATCCATGCTCCAGACCAGCTGAGCATACGCAGTCACGCACTCTATCCAGCGTAACTTTGCACTCAGAGCGGTGCAGATGGCCAGAGCACTTTGTACAGATGCGCCAAACTGGATTGCCACACTTCTCGAACGTGGGGATGGAGTCGGTGGCCTTGGTCTTCTTTTCTCCGAACACGCCCCAACCAACTGACAACCGTACGTCGCCAATGTACATACCGCGAGCTTCTTGCTCACGTGTTGGCACTGTACCCCAACGGGAAACCCGTGTCATGTCGTACTGCTTGCTAGTGCGCACTTTCTTCAGCCAATGCTCAGCTTCCACCTTATCGGTGAACGGGCCGTAGATCAGGTCCCTGGGTAGCGCATCCTGTACTCTTGCGTAAGCCACCACAGTCCCATCCACAAAGCGAACGGGGACGGCAGTTTCTCCGTCCAGGTCCTCTACCGCATCGCCGATGGAGGCGACTGTCAGCAGTTTGCCACCTACAAGGATCTTTTCACCGCGCTTGAGTCCGGCGGGGAGGGTGTCCATTGCAGGCGCTGTCTTGCTGGGCTTGCCAGCCTTCTTGGCTAGCAGTTCTTTGGCGGATGGCTCGTCATTCTTTGCAGCCGGGTCCTCGGGGTCTTCGCCCTGGCCCGTCTTGTTTTCGCTCTTAATGGCCTTGGCAGGGGAGTCGGCCTCACCAAGCCCCGCGCCCTCGCCTCCGAAGAGGCCCTCGCCGAGCTCGCCTTCTGAGGCTACGGAGTCAGACAGCTTCGCGATGAACTCGTCTGTGAGGTTCGTGCCGATGCCGGTCATGTCACTGGACTGCTTGACCTCTCTAGCTACGACGCGCGGACTCATAATTCCGCTATTCAAGTAAACCGTCACGGTATCTGCTACGGATTTCGCTAGCTCAGATTTCTCTTTTTCGTCAAGGACTCTGATGGAGGGGCAGACCAAATCTAGATCGTCTGGTACCTCTCCTAATTCACTCATACAAAGCACGGGGTAAAGTTTTTCCAACTGAGGTGTGAGGTAGACCGACTGGTCGGTTGCGATGCGTTCGGAGTAGATCATCTCGTCGCCGTCGCCAGCCTGACCAAGTCCATTGTAGGTCCGGCCAAATAGGCGCGTGATTGGGATCTGCGCCGCGCCTGCAATGTCTAGCTGGAACAACTGAAGTACATCGCTCATGCCGCTGAAACTGTACTGGGTCTGCTCTATGCCGCCATCCGCCGGCAACGGGATGAGGCTCTGGTTACTCATAAGCGAATTAAGCGACGACATGCGCTGCTCAAACTTCTGTGAGGCCACCTGTGACGAACCGAGGCCCGAGAGAAGTTGGGCAAGGTCGGGAAATTTCATGCCGATCAGATTTGCTCTGAACGAGAGGTTAAGCAGATTTGCGTACATGTTGTCTAGGCGCGTGATGGACTCGTAGATCGGTTCCAACACTGAAATGCCCCACTGCATCTGGGCTTCCTTCTCAGGTGTAGGTACAGAGGGTCCTGTGAACCTCAGTACGCGTGATGAATGTACTTTGAATGAGGCCCCACCAGTAGGCGTGACCGTGTAGTTTTCTGGCCTGCCGAAGTCAAGAGGGCGGTTGATATCTGTACACACATCCCCTGCTGGGTGAATTCCGCTCCACATATCGAACGGCAGAATGCCTTTGTAAGCCCCGATTTTTACTGACTCTAAGTCCAACGGCTGATCGAGCTCATTCTCCTGGCCGTCTATGACTATCAGCCCGCCCGCTCCGCCGAACAACCGCCCCCAGGTCAAACCAGTAAGGACGTTGTTTTTTGTGTTCGTCTTGCGCAGCGCTCGGTCAATGCGAGTCAGGTCCTTGGGCTCGATCTCACTTGTGAGCTTAGGCCACGCTTTCACGTAATCTTGGGCGGGCACATCTATGATGCGGCGGCTCAGCCAATGATTGCGATAGAGAGTTATGATGGCCCAAAAATCGTAGGAGAACCTAACCAGGGTGTATTCCGAACCTTGCCCTAGAGATTGAGTTCCAAATCCGGAACGGGCTGCAAAGTTCGAGAACATGTCATTCGCGACGGCTGAGCCTGCCGTCAAACCCCGCACACCGAGATTCTGCTCAAGCGCGTTAGGATTTTTACGTTTACGCGGCTTGGGCATTCTTCTCCTTTTCTTGGCGCTTACGCTGCGCGGTTAATCTGTTGGATTCTGCTGCTTGTGCGTATACACCTAGCGTGTGCGCCGCCGCTTGCCTAGCTTTATAGTCCGGGTCTTGCCATTTCTTAGTGTGTGCGGCGCTTAACTTAGCCCGTTCATCTTTTCGTTCAAAACGACGTTTAGACCCGGCTTTGAGCGCTTCTATTAGAAGTGCACGTTTCACAGGGTCAGCCCTCATCTTCACTGCCATATCGTGGTCTCCCACGCTCCGGTTAACCAATCAGGGAAGCCAGTCGGAGAAAACTGGTTTGTCGGATGCCTCCTATCCCTGAATCTTTAGCAGACTACTTCTTTCGTTGGGCGTCGACAGCAGCATTGTGCATGTATGTATCACACGTCTCACCAGTGGCTCGGTGCATACGCCACGTGGGATTGCCTCGCTGATCACGCTCATCAGCACCGGCCCAGGCCGAAAGCTCAGTGTCATAGAATGAGCAGTTGTGCGAGATAACGGTGGGGAATGAATCAGCTTTATTGGCGTACGCAACAATGACGAACATCCCGTTGACTTGCAGTGGTGCTGCGTCAGGCCACTTCGCTAGCTGCCGGTCTTTGGCTTCGCGCCCCAGTTTGTTCCGAACTTCGAACGGGTCACATACATGCGGATGCCACTCGGTGTTTGGGTAGACCGGCCCACTTGGATAGGTAAATGCTGTGCCACCCCACTCATTGCCCATTTTCGCGACGTCGATGCCGCAGTTATCGCACGGATGAGGGCCGTAGTAGATGATCTTTGAATTCCTGAACGTCAATGGTGCCATGGTGTATTCTCCCTACGTAAGTAAACGCGCTCTGTTCATTTAGTACATCGAACCGCCGCGCACTGAGCGGCTCAGAAATGAATCACGAACGGTGTGGAGCCAGTCAGCGCCTACTGCTCCACGCCCGTCCGCAAACTTAAACCTCTACGTCAGCTTCACGCAGAATGTCGCTTTCTAAAATCCAGATGCATTGCTCTTCTGAAAATGGCATGGCCATCACGTCGCCCTCGGAGCCACGCACGAAGGCCCATAGAAGCCGCTTGTCAGTCGACAGAATGGCGTCCAGTATCTCACTGTCGATCAGCATGCCACGGTGCACAAGTGCGTCGCCCGGTGCAAGCTCTATCAGACGCTGTTCAGAAGGAAGGGTCTTGCTACGAATTCTCAGCGGCATAAGCAGGCCCCTCTTACGTGTCTTGGTTACTCTGACCTTGTACGGCAAGCGGTAGGTCATGTGTCCCCTCGGCTTCCTAAGCTGGAGGCCTGCGCCAACGTCGTTAGACCGCGACCCAGGCAGCGCCTGTGCACAGCGCCAGGCAGAACACAGCGCCACCGCTTGTGAGTGCAACGCCGATGGCAGGCGAGGTTGCATCGCTGACGGCCGCGACTACACCTTTGAGTGCGGTAGCTGCGGCGGGCAATGTAGCGACAGTGAACACCTTGAATGCCGGGCCGATTGCTGGCGTGCCGATGGCATTGAGAGTGCTGGTGGTGCGCAGAACGAGGGCCTGGCCAACGGTGGAGGCGTCGTCGAAGTTGATCTGTCCGAGGTTGATCATTGTGAAGCTACTTTGTAGTTACGTGGTTCGTTCTTCGAGGCTTACAGCAATCTGCCTGAATTGTGGTTTAGTCATCTGCTTGACAGACCCGTTCCAATAGATCTTTGCCGGAAAGGCGATGTCATCTAGGGTAAGGATGGGCGCGACTACGCATCTGCAATTTGGGCACTCACCAGCGTGATAGTGCCCCAGTGTAGTCTTCTCACCAAGTAGCGCTTCTGGTGATGGTGGCTGCGACCAAGGCACAATGACATGATGCATCGCCTTGTGGCTCTTTCGAGTTCTTTTGTCCCCTACGTCCAGCCATTCATACCACTCGATCGCCAAGTTCTCACACCGCGCCTTGGTAAGCGCCGTGGAAGCCTTTGCAGTCTCTGTCCTGCTGATAAGCTGGACTCGGCTATGCAGCAACTCAGGGAACCGCTTCTGGTACATCTTCGCGATTGTGCCTGGCCGGGCTCCAGCCTGCTGCGCCTTGGTTATCTCGTCTACAAGCGTCTGCGCTGAGTGCAGCGGCAGGCTTGAGATGAGCGAGGCGTTCTCCCTGATGAGCGACTGCACCCTTGCGCCGGTAGCACCCTGCATCTCCGCCTGGAGCATGCTGTACAGCTTGCCGGCATGGCTCGACCTTGAAGCGGCTTCCCGCCAAGAGCGCCAGTTCGTCTTTTGTGAACTGAAGATCATGCGCTTGGCTAGAAGGTCGCTTGCCGCTTGGATGTCAGGCTGGTTCGAGCGGTCAGCGATGGTCGTAAGCCACTGCTGGAGGGTTTGCTCTTTGGTTTGCTTTGTGGACAGAAGAACTCGGCCAGTGATTTGTCTGAGCCCAGCTTCGTAAGAGCGCATGAGGCGTTGTGTAGCGCTGAATTCTACAGGTGGTTTCTTCGATGGGGCCATGTGACCTGCCTAGACGGGCTCTACGTCCTTCGCCCGGCGCGTGTGCACCGTAGCGTCACGCCGTTCACCACAGAAAGCACACTGATCACGCCCCACACCAAGGGCGTCTTTCCTTAGGCTGAAACGCGTGCGGGGCAGCGTCCTTCGCCTTGGAAGGCATCTCCTCGTCAACGAACGACTTCGAAAAGCCGTACTTGGCTACTATCTCTTTGGCCGTCTTGCCGGCAGCGGCTTCGCGCTTTACAATGCGGGCACTGCCGGCGTCGGTGTCGCGGTCGAAGG